CCTCTCGCGTTCGGTTTAGCCTGAGGCTGTGGGATCATGCCTGTCAGCAACGTCTGGAGTTCCGCGATCTGCTGGCCCTGCTGTTTTACGATGTTTAAGAGCGTCGCGCCCTCGGAAACGCGTTCCTTCACGCGGTCAATGCCCTCGAAATCCATCATTTCCAGTGCCGATAGCGCTTCTTCTGCGCGTTCCGGATCGAAGAATCCCATCGAATACAGTTCCTTTGCCCTTTCGTTTTCTTCCATTCGCGAGAACGGATTGCGTTTCTGGGCCTTGATCTTCAAATCGAAGACCGGAACGCGGTACAGGACCTCTCCGATTATGTTTTCGCCGGTCTTCTGCGGCCGGAGTGAGATGTTGCTCATCTCTACAAACTCGTAGTCGCCGGGCTGTTCGCCTGTGATCCTGAAGGAACGTGCCTCATCGTAAAACTGTCTGATGAGCTCGATTGTCAGTCGGATGATCTCCGTATATGCCCTGTAGGACGAGGCGATCATGTCACGCGAGACTTTGTTTCCGGCTTCCTGCAGTGCCGCGATGGCCGCTGCAGCGGAAACGCCTGACGCAGTACCGCCGTTTGAGACGTCACGGTTCGCCGCAGTCTCTTTGAGCTCCTCGATCTTCATCTGCAGGACGTTCTGATATACCGGCGGCAGCGGATCCACTCGGATCTCCTGAATCCTTGTATCGCTCAGTTCGCCCTCGACGTGTACGATCTGCTTGTTCCAGTCCATCAGCTCATCCTCTTGGATGTTTGTCGCACTGGAAACGAGGAATCGTTTCTTCGTACCCATCATAGACGTCTGAAGGATGTTCCCGGAGAGTTTGTCGATATACATCTGAGGATCCTTACAGATCGCGACGTATCCGAAGCCCGCCGGAGTCCCTTTTTCCGGGAACATGATGTCAAACACTACGGGATAATCGCCGTGATCGTAGAATCCTCTCTCCCTGCGCTCCGGATCGTTCTCGGACGCGTACAGGATCGCCGTGCCGGAAAACTTGCAGTAATGAAGGACGTTTCTTCCGTCTCGGCCCTGTACTTTGTAGTACCAGTCGACAACGAGGCACTTATTGGTCGTGTCTACGGTATCGTCGTACTTGTACTGGCTGACAGTGATTCCGGTATCAGTAAAGAATTTGTCTTTGTACTCCGGATACTGCTCTTCCAGAACGTCCCGATCCACCAGATCCACCACAAAAAAATTCGCGCTCTTCTGGATGTCAGTGACTCCAGGCTCCCAAAATACGGAAAGCAGATCCACGGCCTTGATGTCGATATCTCCGACGCCGTTGTCCTTCAGCGGGTTCCAGACCACCGTGTATGCAGCGGTCCCGTGCTTGATCTTCTCCCACCAGTTATCGGAATATGTCTCTTCGAAATCGTTGTATTCCATCACGGCCGGCAGGATCTCCGTCAGGCGCTTTGCTGCCTCTACGTCGCTCTTCTCTCTCGGAAGTACAACCGGTACCGGATAATTGTCCATCGCGTCTGCGTGTTTGTTGATGATCGCATTGAAAAGCCATGCGGACGTTGGCTCCGGAGTGAGATCTTCTTTGTCTTTTTTGTCTTTCCTTCTGACGATCTCCCAATGGCGGAGTTTCCACCATAGCTCATCTTCTACGACTCGCGCTTCCAGATTCGACTTCCCGGATCTGTACGTTTCAAGCACTTCTGCAGCAGTTTTGATGGACAGTTCGTCCACCACGCGCTGTGGCGCCAGATTTTGCGTCATATTGCGGCTTTCCTCGTCCTGCGGCAATCCTGCCGGCATAACGGATTCAGCGGCGTTTTCGGCCGGTATTTCGTCTTCAATTCCGTAAAATGTCCTGTTAGGCACGATCAAACCTCCGAGACTGTATCGGCAAATGTGTTCTTAACTGTGCTGCTGGTGTCGTCAAGCTCCAAGCTTGCTGTTCTGTACGTCGGTGTATCCGAGATATCAATGCCTCCGCACTTCAGTGTCGTACTGTCAAGCAGGATCCCTGATACGAAAATGTCATAATTGTCTGAATCAAAATCCTGCCACGAACCGGTCGCAGGCAGTATGCCGTACGAAGGAAGCAGTGTTTTCAGTGTCGCAAGAGTCAGTTCCGTCGGATTTGTAGAGATCAACGTCGCTTTAACGTGTACTTCCTGAAGTGTTTCCGGATCTTCCTCGTCGCCATCATCGATAGTCTCATCGATCTCGATACAGTGCGAGTACACTTTCGGCACAAAGCCTCCGAAACTGCCATCTGTTGAAAAGATCCTTATACCCACAAGGACTTCTTTCGCGGCATCTGACAGTTCATAAAGAATTTCGCTCGCGTCTACGTCGCCTGCCACCAGAATGTTGATACAAGGCAGGTACGGTTCCACGGCGTAGTTTTCCGTCACGATCCCGATCGCGTCTGAATCATTGCTTACTTGCCCGGCTGCGCTGATAGGTGTACCGGGAATCAGCGGAAACGTAATGCTGCTCCAGTCAATCTTCTGAGTGATGTATTTCGCGTTCAGAATGTTCATAATTTTGCTCCTTTATCAGTATTTCATGTACCATTGGTACGGTGAGTATGTGTCCGTGGATAGCGGATCGTATTCCTTCTTCTTTTCCGGGGCTTTCGGCCGCATGGAGATCGGATTCTTCATCGCCGCGTACCGGCATTCGTCATAGATGTGATCCTCGCTCGCCGTTTCAACGTCTTCCACGTTGCTCTCGCTGTATACCAGCGCGGGAACGGTCCTGATAAAATGCTTGCACGTCTTGAAAACGTAAAGCAGCGGGATCCCGTTCTCATCAAAGGCAAGCCTGTGATGGATCTGCATCTTCCCGTCTATCCGGTCATGATTGCCCTTTTCAAAGTAAACGCGCTCTCGTTCAAAGAGTGCTCCGATGGATTCAGTGCCTTGCGTACCCCAGATGGCAGGATCTCCGACTCTGTGTATCCTGTCCCTGCCTTTCAGGTTCGGATCCGTGGCCTCGATCTCCTTTATCTTCCGCGCGACTTCCGCAGGCTCCATCTTTACGCCAACGTCCGGAGTGCCTGTGCATCCGTAATACTCTCTGATCCGGTACAGTCTCCGATCGTAGTCCACTGCGTACCATCCCACTGAAAACGGCTTCGAATAGCCCCAGTCCATCGCGCACCAGACGCTCCAGTCCTTCGGGATCACAAACGGATCGATCACATGCGTCCAGTGCCGGTCTTCATAGTGGCTCGGATCATTCTTCCATTCTGTAAATACCTGCCCGGAGAATGTATCCCAGTTTCCATAAAGCAGTGCATTTCTTTCCGCCTGCGGCAGTGACGCCAGACTTTCGACGTATCCGGGATCATTCTGCAATAGTGCAGGATTATCGAATACCGTTGACGGCACGAAAACTCTTGACCTCTTCGCCGTATGCACCTTGCCTTTATCGTCAACGTACTCGATTTCCTCGATGATAGGCTGCATCGGCGCCCCTGCCGTTATGAACCGCTCTTTTACCCATCCGTGGCCGACGCCGCCGGGATTCGCCGTCGCTCTGACGTAGCAGATAGTACCCGGACCGTTCGGCCTGCATCGTGAGATCAAATACATGTACTCTTCCAGAGTAAAATGCGTGAGCTCATCGAACGCTATGTAGTCGTACGCTTGTCCTTGATAATTCAGCCGATCCTTCGTGTATTGCATGGATCCGAAACGGATCTTCGCCCCGCTCGGAAACTTCCATGTATGATTTGTCTCCGAATACCGTGCTCCCGGAAAAGCCTTTGGATAGTATCTCTGGCTCTTGTCGATCAGCTCGGACAACTGCGGGAACGTTTTCCGTAGGATCAGGCCCTTATAATGCGGGATGTGTACCTGCCTGAGAGCCTCAATGACCAATGCGTCGCTCTTTCCGCCGCCGGCCGCTCCGCCGTAGAGCGCTTCAAACTCCGTTCGCGCCATAAAGGCCGCCTGTTTTGGCTGCGGCCGCCAGATCACACTACTCATCTTCGCGCTCCTGAAGCATGATCACGCCGGTATCCTTCGAGTCCTCTACGGCCTGATCGCCGCCCCACTCATCCGGGAGCCTGCGTCTCAGCCAGTTTTCCATCGCCCTTGCATCGCCCGGAACGTGAACTTCCTTGACTTCTTCGCTGACAAGCGTCTTGATCTGGGATCCGTCGGGCTGGATTCTGTAGATGTACTTCCGCCTCGTTGTCTCGACGGTATACCCCTGAGCCCTCATCTTGTATGCGCCGACCATCTCGACTTTATCAACGTACTCTTTATTCTTTCGAAAAATGTGTTTCAGCTCCGGATGTGCCTTGTGATAATTCATCAGGCTACGCTCTGTAATCCCTAACCGTCGCGAGATCTCCTTATTTGTCAGCCCGTCTCTAAGCCACGCCTCTATCTCGTCAAGCCTCGGTATCACATGCGTCTCGTATTTGCTCGTCGCCGACATTTTCTTCACCGCAGGAGTAAGGCCCCTGTGCGTCCTTTCTTTCATTCGCTGATATGATCAGCTTCTCATCTTCTTTTCTCACGCTGACCGTATTTCCGACCTTCGGAAGATCAATCGTGATCTCTCCGTAATTCTTGACGATCTCGGCAAGGATGGCGTCCAGCGCCTTTGCCATCTCGTCTGCGCCTCTTTTCGTTTCATCGAGCTCCCGCCTGAGCTTCAGGTTCCGGTCCTCGATCTCCGAACAATACTTGATCAACTGTTTTTTCCGCATTTCTCTCTCCTATTTGTTTTGAGCATATCAAAAAAAAGTAGGCATCAAGTAGGCATCTTTCGCGCGATTGTCGTGAAAAATAGAACTACTTCTGCCCTTCCCCAAAGAACTTTTCCCCGAATGCTTTCAGTGCCATCTGATGCACCCTGTTTGTATGGTCCTCACTGTAATGCATGATCCTCGCCACCTTCCAGATCGGCAGCTTCTCGACATAAACGTGGTAAAGGACCTTCTGGAACCTTGAATCGGTAAGAGACGCGATCTCTCGCGTCATCTTTTCCCGTAATTCTTCGTACTTGTGTCTCTCGTCCTGCAGTCGTGAGTCTATACCATCTATCTCCTGATCCATCTTCTGCCTGCGGCTGATCTCTTTGGTCAGGATCCTGATTGCAGTCTCGATCTCATCAAGCGTTCTCAGATAGTCCTTTGCATCATTCATGCCCAATAGCCTCCGGACGCCCCTGCCCGTATAAACACGGGCTTTCTTTTCACTGGTGCCGGGGCCGGCTTCACTGGCTCCGGTTCCTTCGGCGTCTTCTTTCGAGCTCCGCCCACTCTCGGCGGGGCCGTCAGCGCCTCTTCTACTGTCATTCCCCTGTTGATCCTTGCTCTTACTGCGCTTTCGCTGATCCTGAAGAAACTGCATAGCGTACCCAGTGATCCTGTTTTCCCGTTTACCGTATAAAGAATCGTGTTTTTCATCGCCTTGCTCCTTTCATTTGATCCCCTCTGGCGCTTCAAGTCCGGGGGCAGACCTATTTAGGAAGTCTCCAAAGTGAACAGATACTAAGCCTTTGGAAAGCAGAGCTGCCAGTGCTGCCTACTCTTATGAATAACCGTAATAGCCGCTTATGGATCCGGTCCTGATGAATGTCAGTTTCTTCTCTTTAGTCTCTTCTTCCTGAACCGGCTCTTCAGTAAAGACCATCAGCGGCTCCTTCAGCGCTCTCTCTATGTCCATCCCGCGTACTCGCATTCTTTCGCGTACCGTTGATTCGTTTATCCCGTATTTCATGCACAGTGCCGGCAACTGGGCCGTGACTCCGTCAACTGTATAAAGAATGATCTTCGGCATCTTAATTCTCCCACGGTTCAGGCTTTTCGATTGGCATCCACGCGATTGGCCGAACGATCAGCGGACATCCGAACATTGGATTATTCCAGCCGTTTTCCTCTTCACACCAATATGCGGTAGTCACCCATCTCTCCTGCATAATCCTATCGGCGGCTTCCTCAAGAGTCTCTCCTTCTTTCGGCACGATCAGATCGCGTCCTTTTATCGTCACCCATACAGGAATGCCGTCTTCCGGCAGCTGTTCTGTAACTGGAATCCATTTATTCATCACCATAACCCCTCTCTAATCGCTAAAGCAGTCTTCAATATCCTCTGAGCCTCGTTACGCAGGCTCTGTAGCGTGTCGATCATACATTCTTCTACCGGCGCGCTTCCTTTGCTCGTCTCAGCCGGCAGCGGTCCAATGATCGAGTCCCGGATAAGCCAAAGAATATCCTGTATCTCTTTCATTGTTCCGTCCAGATCCTGAATGATACACTTAGCGGACTCCTTTTTGTTTTCCGGCACAATCGCCGTTGCATTTTCGTAATTAAGCATCGCTTTCTCCTTTCTTTTGTTTCACCCCTCTGGCGCTTTTTGTCCGGGGACAGACTGTTCCGAAGGACCTAACAGAAAAACAAAAAGGTTAGGTGCCGAGCGGCCAGTGCGGCTTTATTTATCTCTTTCCATTCTCGCTCCGCAGTTATTACAAGATGCTGTCATCAATCAGCGAAACGAACTCTCGTATTGCTTCGTCAAAACTCATATATTTACCAGAGTATCGACTATAAACCATTCCATTATTTTGTTTGAAGTACATACCCTTACCATAATATGCAGAAGAAATAAGGTCAAACATTTCCCATTCACCTTTTTTCTTTATCTCAACCGCATCGGCGGTCGGTATTCTGCTAATGCACCGAGCAATCTTTCCAAAATAATCGGCTGGAAATTCTCTTTTTAGTTCGTAAATAGCATCATCTGCTTTAATGTATCTCGTCATTCTTCTCTCCTTTCAGCAATCCAGTCCCAAGACCCACCAGACATTGCCGCTTCACTTGCAATCAAGAATGCTTCTTCCTCGCTATCTGCTTCAATATCATCGTATTCCGCTTCAAGGCATACCCATACTTTATATGTCATTCTTCTCCCAACCTTTCTGCAAGCCATTTCAACCAGTCTTGCATCGCACATTGAGCGTCAAAGCCAATTTTGTTCATCGAATACTCATATCTACCCAAGTAATCCCTTGCATTTGCAACACCGTCAAGGCACCAGTTCGTTATGTCTATAAGTGTCTGCAAGTTCTCCATCGCTTTTTCGTCATAATTTGATTCTCCGATTGGTTCGGCAGAACCGACCAATATATCCAATACTTTTATGATTTCATTTGATTTAAGCCTCGTCATCTTCTCACCTTTCTTTGTACTGCTCGGCAAGGATTTGCACCTTACATAACAACCATTCCTACAAACGCCCTCCGGTTTTATGAGCCACTTCGGCACCCCGGCAATTATGTTGTCTTATGATCTAAGCGTCTACCTATTCCGCCACGAGCATTTTTATTATTTACCCTGTTCATCTTCTTTACTTTTGCCCCACTTGCAGAAAAATGTTTCGTCATTTAATGCCACATCTTCTATGGAACACCACTCGTGATTTTTACAGTTCTTACACCGCACCACTTTCACAACATCGGCGGTAGGTGCTTTTGCGATTTGGTATGAATCCACATAACCGTATGCTCCGTCCTTATTTGCTTCTTCAATCAACCAGTCCGCGTCAGTGTATCTCGGCATCACTCCACCTCCCACAATTCGTTAAGCCGTCCGATAACTTGATTGACATAGGTCATGTTCGTCTGTCCGTTCGGCTGATAGTGTTGCGAGATCGCACGATAGATCCCGGCCTCGGATGAATCCGTAAGATATGGAGCGATCCGATCGATGTAAGCATTGATGTTCGCGTGATAATCAAAAACATCTCCATAGGCACTGTTCCAATACCAAATTCGGAATGAAAACAGCCCTTTGTCCGGCACGGCATCGTTCCCTTGCTGATTCAGCGGATTGAATCCGCTCTCCTGCATTGCTTGTGCTACGGCGTACTTGTAAAACCACTCCGCGCCTATACCCGCGAGACGGTCATACAGATAGGACTGCCAATCGCGAGTCGTGCCTTGCGGAAGGATCGGCTTGCTCGTCTTTAAGCCTCGCCATTGCGCGTCGATCTGCTCGGGAGTAAAGTGCCAATATTGTCCCGTCCATATTCCGTATGCAACAAATCCGTTATGTCGATCAGCCACTTCTCCCAGCGTCTCATCCTGCGACTGCTTCGATTCAAGTATCTCCACTCGTGTTGCGGACTCTCCCAACTCTTCGTTCGCCACTTCGTCCATTTCTTCGCTTGTCTCCTGTTCATCAAAAACCTCCCTTTCGGCCGTTTCTGTTTCGGGCTCGATAAAAATCACGGCATTGGTCTCAGACTCCTGAAAACCTGCCTTTTTCGACGCCATACGGGCAGCTGTGACTGGATATACGTCTCCACTCTTTGCAAAGGCCCCGGTTTCGTTCCGGCAATCGTTAATTCCGACTGAGAAAGCAAACAGAATGATCCCGGTAAGACAGATCACTATTAAGATTGACAAGATCTTCTCTTTCATACGCTCGCTCCGAATAATGCTTCGTAATCAGTGTTCCGCTCATCGTAATTCCTGAATGCCGTCTGCTTCGTCTTTTGTGACCGGTCCTTCTCCCACGTTATCACGGCTGCCTTCCAGTCCTTCATTTTGTTCTTCCCGATCATCCAGCCCTTCGATTCGTAAAACGCTACGAACTGTTCCGGATCAATGTTGTTGCCTCGCTCTTGGCAATAGATCCTTACTTCGTCGATCGTAGGCGGTATGAACCGGCTCTCGCGCGTAGGCGCGTTATTATTATCCTTACCTAACCTATCCTTACCTAACCTATCCTGTGTATCCAGACTGTATCCATCGTGTATACAATCTGTATCCAAACTGTATCCATCCTGTATACACACAGGATCCGCAAGCGAATATGCCTTGTTTTCCTTCAGCATCAGCTGCGCTCTTTCTTCCTGATAGACCGTCTCTGTATACCGGTCCTTCTGAATGTAGTTATGGATCCGCCAATGCTTGATCACGACGACTCCGGTATCAAACGCGATCAGGAATTTCTTAGCGATCAGCAGTCTCAGATCATCATCAGAGGCTCCGATCATGCGCTGGATCTTACGCGGATTATTTATGAATCCTTCATCGTCGGCCCGCATCGAAAGATGGAAGTACAACGCCTGAGCTGAAAGCGGCATATCCAGAAACGCGTCACTGTCAATGATTGTCTTTGCAAACATTCTTCTCTCAGCCATCTCAAGCCTCCGAAAAAGCAAGCGTATCTTCCCGGAGCGCATAGACGCAGACCGTCTTTCCGGTATAAGTGCATTTCTTCTTCCCGACCGGCTCAACGACGCCGATCTTCGACAATTCCGTGAGACGCGGCGCAGTGAAATTGCGCTCCGACGTCGGGATGAAATGCTTCCGGCACATACGGACCGCGATCTCCTTTGCGGTCATATCTCCGTACTCTCTGAGGCATTCAATGATCTGCCCGTACCGCTTCTTCTTATCGACCTTTTCCTCGGCCTCTGTTTTTGTTTCGTAGGTAAGTAAAATACTCATAGCCATGATCTCCCGAATACTCTGATAAAATCTGCCCGGCCGCCATTACGCGATTCCCATTCCGCTTGGCAGCGCTCCTTCAGTTCCAGATCCAGCGCCTTATTAAAATGCACTCCGGCGTTTGAAAAGTTATGATGAGCGGCGCATAAGTAGCACCAACAGCCATGTTTCTCTGACAGTTTCCGGTTCGCGGATCCGTAGAAGATATGATGCTTATGGATGTCGTTCGTTGTGCCGCAAACAAGACAAACACGTTCATTTGATATGATCGACTGCATTCTTCTTACGCTTCTTTCTTAAGTGCTTCGCAAGGCTCTTTTTCTTATGCTTCGCCATTGCCGGAACCCCATTCCCGATTCAGCTGCGCTTCGATAAGCCGCATCTGCAATTTAATTGAATTGATCGCTTCCAGATTGGCCTTGTAAACTGCCTCGGCCACGTCGCGTTTGAATCTCGCTTCAGCGACGGAAGGGATCCCGTAGCATGTCTTGTCAATCATTCCGATCGCCATCCCTTCATCCCTGAGTTTCAGGCACTCGGACCGGAGAAGGACCTTGTAGGCCCTCTCCGTTTCCGCGTACGACGTGCCGCTTGCTCTCAACTGCTTCACGCTGATGTCGAGCTGACGTGTCTTCTCCTGCAATTCCGCGTACAGATCATACATATCGCACCTCAGAACGGCAGATTATAATCCGCGACGTCATCCGGGATCAGCGCGAACCCATCTCCCGGATCCTGCGGCTTCTCTTCCGTCTTCTTCGATTCCAGAAACTCCAGATCGTCAACAACGACGTCGGTCGTATAGACCTTTCCGTTCTGGCCGTCATAGGATCCAGTCTGAATGCGGCCCACAATGCCAATTTTTGAGCCTTTTGCGAGATATTGTGACATCAGCTCGGCCGTTTTATCCCACGCGACGCAAGAGACGAAATCAGCCTCTTTTTCTTTGTTTCTGCGATCGACCGCAAGCGTGAACCGTACGATCGGTTTCTGTGACTGCGTGTAGCGCAGATCAATGTCCTTCGTGATTCTTCCGACCAAAATAACCTTATTCATGATTTTCTCCTTTCAGATATTCGTTCACTAAACCGTTTGCCATACCCTCGTTAATCGGAATCTCGACAAACTTCCTGACGTCGCCGCGTACATGGATCCCGCGTAGAAACTCGATCTGCTCTCCGTAGCACTGCTGATAGGCGATCCTATACAGGTTCAGCTGATACGCCAGATATTCCTTGTCCAGAGCGCTTGTCCGCTTGATGTCTGCAAGACCTCTTTTGGAATCCATCAGAAGGACCATATCAAGCCGTCCCGCTGCGACAGGCTCTTCATCCAGAAAGAGAATGACCGGAGCCTCGTTCTTTTCTACTTCGAATCCGTACTGTTTCTGCAGGAATCTGAAGTTTCTGACCTCTGTGAGATCGGATCCTTCTCCGGTCTGGCAATACTTCTCGATGGCTTCGTGTACCCTCGTTCCCTCAACGGCCGCTCTCTGAAGCGTATCAGGATTTACGCCGTCGTACTTCCTGCCGAATTTGATCTTCAGGATCTGCGTGATGCTCGGAACGATGATTCCGTCGACAAGATATGTATGCGTGTCGTCGAAGTATTCGAGGACGTGATTCTTGATTGTGGTCTTGTAATCCATCAGCGCACCTTGATTCTGATCGATGATTTGACCGGCGTCATTCTGACGTACGCGTCATAGAGATCCGGATCGTCCTTCTGAAGCGCCTTGGAATCGAACGTTTCCCGATCCGTCGGCGCGATGTAGGAAATCAGGAGATCTGCCGTGTCGATCTTGATGATCCCTTTGGCTTCCATTTCGCTTAAAATGGCCTGTTTTAAGGCTTCTTCCTGATCCTTGATGCTTTTCATTGCCTTTTCAAATTCGGCGATTTTAGAGGCCGTTTCTGCGTTTAGGATCGCATTCCCTTCGTTGATGGTGATGAGTTCGTTCATTGCTGAGCCTTCCTTTCTTTGAGTTTTTTGATGATGTTTGATGCTGCTGTCATGGAGATATCTTCGAGGCGGCTGATTCCGTTCACTTCAAGAAGTTTCTGCAAATTGTCGCCCTTGTAGATCTGAGATAGGATTTCTATTTGTGTGCTTGACGCCTTGCGATCTTTTTTCGGCTCCGGAGCGGCCTGATTGGCCATGGCGTTCTTGACTTCTTCGTATGATGCGACACTCGTATCAATTCCAAAGCCGGCCATTCCGAGAGCCCTGCCGACGGCGGACGTCTCGCAGTTTTCGATATAGGATGTTTGATTGATGAATGATGAGTTTTCTTTTTCGTAGGCAGTGCCGCTGCCGATCGTGACTCTGTTCCCGGTTTCGGAATAATAACCGACTTCTGCCCGGAAAACACAGACGCCGTCACTGTTTGACATCATCGCCGTTGCGATGAATCCATCCGGATAGACCATCCGGAAAGCCTTGATCCGCTGATTGACTTCGGCGTAATCCTTCTTCTGGACCTCGCCGGTCTTCTTGTTGACCTTCTCGATCACCATCGTGGCGATCTCGTCGTTTGCCTTTTTGATCTGTTCGTAAGTAATCATTTTGGACTCCCTTCTTCAAATGCGCTGCACCATAGGCGTGTCTACTGCCGTTGTGTCAGTGAACCGTGCCGGCTTATCGATCAGAAGCATTCCGTTGTAATCAACGTCTACTACCGTGTATTCCTTCCCTTCGAATACGACGCGGGCTCCGGTCCACTCTTTCTTCTTTGCGGTGATGTAATCTCTGTAATCCATTCCTGACTCCCTTCGTTTTTTGCTTTATTTTTCGTTGATGATTTTTTCGGTCGTTTTTAGCGTCGTTCTGATCAGCCGCAGCGACTGGATCATTTCTTCGTCTGAATAAGCGTAGTAGGAATTGTTCTTCAGGTTCGCGAGCTTTTGGATCTGCTCGATGATGCTTGACCGGCGCTTGCGGAGGACCCGCATGAAGTGATCTTTTTTCTCTTGCTCTGTCATGTTCTCTCCTTCCAAAAAATGTACAAAAAAATAGCGATCAGGACTCTTTCAAATCCTAATCGCTATCAATTTTTTATTGATGTAGCGAAGGTTTAGAGTTCCCTTTCGCTAAACATCATACAATCTTCCTACGAAAATTGCAAGTAGTTTTTTGAAAAAAATCAAAAAATTTTTTTGAAATGTTTTTGAGCCCCGATTTTGCCTTGAAAACACGAAAAAACAGGCGGATCCCGCCTGCAAAAACTGTACTATATTAAACGACTGCAACACTATCAGGCCGCCTTTCGGCAGCCTGTTTTTTGTATTCAGTTAAACTGCAAAGATTTCTGGAACGTACCCGATTGCGTTCATGCACTCTTCTCGGAAAACTTCTCCGGACGTTTTCCATCCAAGAAGTTTTCGTGGATATCGGTTCATCCAACGCTCGATCTCCTTGATCTCTGAAGAAGAGTATTCTCCTATATCAGCGCCTTTCGGAACGAACCGGCGGATCAGCTTGTTCTGATTCTCGTTTGATCCACGTTCTGACGGCGTATACGGATGGCAGTAGAAAATCTTTGTTCTGGCCTTTTTATTACGGTATGATCTTTCGAGTCCTATATAGTCCTGATTCTCTGTACCGTTATCGACAGTTATGCTCTTAAATATGGTACGGAATGTTTTTGTCCCGATCATCCGCTCAATACGGTCCAATACCCTGACGGGCTCCGTCGCCTCGTGGGAAGAGATCTTGAAGCAGAGCTCATTTCTTGTCTTTCGCTCAGTAAAAGCAAGTATGGCTTCCGTTTTCCCTTGCGTAGAAACGACCGTATCCATCTCCCAGTGTCCAAAGGATTCCCTTGTCTTTATTTCTTCCGGGCGCTTTTCAATGGATTTCCCGCCGGATATTCTCTTGATGACCTTTTCCTTTTTGTGCTTCACGGCCTGCGGCTTCTCAGGGAGATCGTCCCTTGTGACGTCCAGAAACACCATCCCGGAATAGATGTAGTTATATACGGTCCTGAGACAGATCTTAGTCTTGAATGTAATTCCTTCACGCTCGATCGACGCCAATGCTGCAGCAGGGGAGAATCGTTCGACCTTTATTTTTCTGGTCAGATACTTGACCAATTCATGATCGTTTCCGATCTTCAGGGGCCGACCGCAATTCTCGCACATTTCCTGATATCTGCTCTTCGACTTATCCGCGCTGTACTTGACTGTGGTAGTGAGATCCGAATTTGTATGCACGTACAGGCCGCGCTTCAGCTCACGGTACAGTGTTTTATCGCACCGTCCCATGATCTTTGCGATCGTCTGAATGTCGTGCTTGCTGTTATACAGCATCTCGAACTGGATCCGCTCTGTGTCTGTTAGCCTTTTTCTTTTACCCATAATTCAATAAAAAACCCACTACGCCCTTTGGTGTAGTGGGAAAACGTTCCGCCGTCGCGGAAACGGTATACTTATATCGCAGAATTACGATTCTGTCAACCGTTTTCGCAAAATAACGTTTTTACATTTCTTCCAGACGTTTGATGAAGCGCTGCACTTCGCGCTTCTTCTCTTCCGGCAGGCCCGGCATCATGGACCGGAGCTCGTTGATCATATCATCCTCAGCGCGGGAATACCCGTCTTCTGAAGAATAACGTCCCATAGAGTCCCGCTTTGCGCCTCGACCGCGAGCGTAAGACCTCATATCGTCATACGATCCGTCATCATAGGACCCGTCGTAGGATCCCGTATAAGACCGGCGGCCGGAATAATCATAGGAAGATCCTTCGTCCATCGCAATGGTCGTCTTGAGCGATTTCATGATGTGCGTCAGTTTGTCAAGATAATTGATATCGCCGACCGACAGTTTATCGCCGGCACTGTGGACCCGTTCCGCCGCATCCTTCAATTCGTCTTCTACGACCTTGCAGAGATCTTTAAGTTCTTTATGCATTGTCTTTCTCCTTCCTTAAGCGATCCGCGTAATGGTCAGGTTCGCGTTCTGGACGTTGATCACCGGCGCAGGCGTGACCGTTGGATCTGTCGTTGCCGGGACCGCGTCAACGGAAAGCGAGAAGCAGCAGCATCTCGGAACCTTCACGATCGCCGTGCTGGTAACGTTCCCGTACTCGTCAACGGCCGCAGGCGTGAAGATTGCTCTGCTCGTAAGCCTCGGCTCACCGTTCACTGCAATGGCAACCGCGATCGGGGCGACCGCTCCGCCTTCCGGGATCGCGATATTGCCATTGAACGTCACTTGATATTGTGCGAACATATTGCAGCCATTAGACGCGCCTTGCAGAATAAAATTCCCGGTATTTCCCTCGTGATAAACATTACCACGCGAGCAGGGAATAGATGTATCGAACAGGATCGGCGCATTGAGCGCTACTTCCTGAACAGGATTGTACAAAAATTCGCAAGCCATATCGCACCTCTCTTAAAACGCGTTATTGCCGCATCCGCAGCCGCCGCAAGTGAAGATCGGCTGTCTGCCGTACACCGGAACCGTCGGAACCGGGCAATTACTCAATCTGTTGTAAAGAGCATCCACTTCATTCGCAAATCCGTTGCTGATGAATGCGTTCTGCGCGGTCTGAGACGCCGCAAGATCCTTCATGGCGAGCTGCTGGCGAAGCGTGGCGATCTCATCATTCTTTGCATCGATCTTATCAGCGCAGAGCTGATCGAGGATCCTCTGAGTATTTGCCGTCTGATTCGCCAGTAAATCACGAATGCCGTCAGATACCGCCGCACGGTCCGCACAAGCCTCACGAGCAATGTCCGCACCCAGATTCGCAATGCCGAGCCGGTTCTCGCAGCAGCAATTTGAAAACTGCGTCTGAAGGCCGAACATCTGCTGCATGTTTGCCATCTGGCGAGCGTTCGCCGCCACTTCTGCATTGGCCGCCGTGCCGTTGATCGTCGCGTTCACGCCTGCGAAACCGTTACAGAGCTGCGTCTGAATGTCGCCGAGATCGCTCTGGACCGCAGTCAGCTGATTGCCGAGCTGAGCGTTCTGGAATCCATTGGTCGTGATCTCAGCCTGATTCATCCACGGATACAGAGATCCGGTTCCGTTGTTTCCGCCGCCGAAGCCGCCCCAGCCGTTGTTCCCGGCGAGCAGGATGAAAAGAAGGATGATCCACCATCCGTCACCGCCGAAGCCATTGCCGAAATTGCCGCCGGTCGGTCCCACGAGCATAGTGGCCGGAATGCCGCCACCATTTTCTTCTGTTAAAGCCATTGTTTTTTCTCCTTGATATATTTATTCTTTTTTACCGTTGCGCACCCGGTAATAAAGTTCTGTATAATTGATTCGCCATCTTTACGGCCTGATCATACTGTGCCTGCGTGATCCGACCGGAATTGAGCATCTGCTGGATCTGCTGACGCGGATCTCCCTTAAAACTGTTCCTAAACTGTTGAAAGCGTTGGAGCAATGCATTGCTGCCGTTCAACGCGTTGGAATTGTTCAATGCGTTATACAGCGGATTCATCCCTTGCCCCCTTCAGCTCTGCAATCTTCTTATTAAACTCTTCTCTTGTGACATATTCCGGCGCCGCCTGAGCCTGTCCCGTTGCCTGCGTTCTTTCCGTGTAATCAAATACCCGGAGCGGGAGCGGCATACCGCTGACGTCCGTTGACTTGATGTAGAACGTGCTCTTCTCCGCATCCATCAAAAGTACGCTCTGACCTGCCCCGACGAGATACGACTTTGCTCCTGCCTCGCCCTGCACCCAGACGATCCCGGATCCCTGATTCTGCTGATAATTCTGCCCGTAATTCTGATAGTAAGGATACCCTGTCATTTTGTTTGCTCTCCTTTGGAAAAATAATAGATAGGTGTTTCATCTCCGGAATCCCATGCGTCAACATAGTTTCCGTCGATAACAGCTACTGCATGCGTTCCGGTCCCGAGAACGTAGACGCCTTCAGGATGGACAAGGCAGAAATCTTTGACCGTGTAGCATCCCGGACAATAATCGATAACATGCCGCGTAAAGCCATTGTCTTCTAAATACTTCGCCCATACTGCGTTGCTTGACGGCATATCGGCCAACATAAATCCGGTGACTGCAAGTTCAGCGTAAACCTTTTCCCAACATTTACCCGTCGCGGCGCTGAGCGCTCGTATAACACAGTCTCCCACTCGCGCGGCCGTTGGATTCGGATTAAACGCTAAATAAGCCATTATTTCTGCCCTTCCTTTGAGAATAGTATATTTCTATCTATATAATAATAAAATGCCGGAAAAGGGCCTTTTTCGTGCGATTTTCGTACACAAAAAAAGAGAACCGCCCCTGCGGTTCTCTCTTCGAGAATCAGCTGTGTTAAACGTGCCTGAAAACGATCAGCTCGCCTTTATAAACGATCTGCTTGATCTGCCGTACGGACATATCAAATTCTTCTGCAAGGCGCTCGTATGTGATTCCATCAAGCAGCCGGCGCTTCAGAATGCCCCTGTTCCGTTCGTGCAGGATCCATTCGTCGATCGCAGACTCGATCTGACTTCTGGATAATTCTCTCACCGTGATCTCCTTTTACGGACAGAGCGCACTCCGCCGGATCTTGATCTCGTACGTTTTTTAATCGTCACCCTCTGTCCCATGTTTTACCTCATTCTCATTGCCGATAATGTTAATGCCTCGGCCATCCTGCTGATAGGTGATTTCTTCACTAACATAATCGTACTGCATCCAAGCATAAAGCCATATTGCATTGCTCGCAAACACCAGAGCAATCGCTATGATGATGATAGCAACAAGCCGCTTTACGGTCCGCTCATGGCGAGCCTGCTCTCCCTCATAAACGATATACGGTACGCTTGTGTTATTGTTCTCTTCCATGATGATTCCCCCGTGTTTTTTCTTTATTCTGCACGAGAATCATACTTTCGTCAAGTACCTACTGGAACAAAATCCGACGTGATTATTGTACGAAACATAATACCATTTCGTCGGAGAAGTAGGAATATTTCCGTAGTACCCGTTGCATGTCACCACTGCCCCTTTAGGAAGTACGGCCACGATCTTATTTGCGGATCCGGCTCCCTTCCTTAAGTTAAGAGCTGTCGTCACAACATAGGTCCCTTCAATGCTCTTGTCATATCCATCTGCTCCGGCAATCTTTTCCTTTGGCTGTTCCGGCGTACTGGAAGAAGCCTTGCTTGCGTAATTCGGAGACGCGAAACCGAGAATTTCCGGATCACTTAAAGCAATCGTACGACGCGCGCACGTTCCGCCGCTGGCATTTCCTTCGATCGCGGTAATGTAGTTATCACCCACAACCTCAACGAATCCGACGTGATCCGGAACGCCATCCTTCTTTGTTCTCCAGTCATAGAAGATGATATCGCCTACCTGTGGCGTAAACGGCATATTATGCCAAATACCCATCTGCTTCGCGATCTGCATCATCTCCCAACATCCCTGCTCAAACGGAACGATATCGGTCATTTGCGCCATCTGTGCGACAGCCGAAACGGTTCCTGCACACCACGGTACGCCGTATCCCATCTTGATTCCACGCGGAAGAGGCGTATGAAGATTGTAAACATCTACCAAGAACCGCTGTTTTGCGTCATTTGTCACGCATCCGGCGTACTGCGCCAAGATTGACGGCGGGATCTGCCGTAATTCTTTTTCAGTCATATCGTACTCCTTTCAATATGATCGTCATTATGATGGAATTGCTTGAATATATGCCGCCCTGTCACTCCAACCGGTGGCAGATTTGTATGCGTCTACAGACCCTGCCGGAACATATATGGCAACGTCTGCTGGAGTGCTACCACCAAATACAGAAGAACCTAAGGTAGGCGGTGTTGTTGCCTTACAAATAAGAGTATTCAGCAATGGATCACCATAGAAACACTCATCAGGCAGACTTTGAACCGTTGATGGTAACGTAACTTTAGTTAGTTTCGGACAATAACCAAAGAATCTATTATAGTTAAAATTAACCACACCATTACTAAGTTCGACCTCTTCAATATATTGAAGTTGCCGGAACCCAGCTCCAAGTTTTTGGGTGTTTCCACTAACTGTAATCTGTTGAATATCTATAATTTCTTTTCCTCCAACGAACTTTGTGAGTTTTACATTCGTAACAGAATCGGCTATTATGGCCTTACTTCCATAAAGAGAGTAAGATGAATTATAACTATCACATCCGCCTATACTATAGTGCTTTCCATCTAACGGCTTGAAGGTTACCTCATAGTTGCCTGCCGCAGTATACTTATGATTCGGAGTTACTGTTCTTGCCGTTCCATAATTAGTAGAGGAAGGTTGTGTAACGGTGCCGTCTCCCCAATTGACCTCTACAGGCTGCACCTGAGATGTAGATGGCACTTCACTTGGATCAAGTCCAAGATAGAACGTTGCAGTGACGTTCGCGGCAGTTGTGGTAATGTATAAAGTAGTCACAATTTCATTCTCGAATGTAGCAGAACACGCAACATCCGAATCTGTATATGCAAGATAATTTGTGCCTTCCGCAACCGTTACTGTAATAGTTGCACTTACAGGACTTGTTGTATCTACTGCTGTTACCGTAACAGTTGTTCCGCTAACTGTTGCTGATAATTTCGCAGGAACACTTGATGTTGCAATAACCGATCCATCACCACTTCTACTAACAGTAAACGTATCGGATGTTTTTGAAGGAGTAAGGTCAATCGTATTTTTGCTGATCGTCGGCTTCGGAAGCGCCGCTTTTGCGATGCTCCACGAAAGCGTCTTTGCGGTAACGCTTCCATCACTCCATTGACAATTTACTGTGTCTTTAAGCGAAACCGTCACAGAGTAGTTTCCTGCACTTGTCGCTGAAGCGGTGCCGGATTTTGTCATAAAATCGCCGGAATATCCATCTATCGCAACCGTCTGTGATGATCCTGTATAAGTATATGATGTAGTAATCGTCGGAAGTGCAAAAGTATGTGCCTTTGCTCCGAACGCAATGCCATTTTTTGCAATCACATTGTCGATTACTTCCCATAATGCCGGAATAATTTGTTCCTCAACCACAGTAGTCGCCACGGACGGAGCATACGACGCCATCTGCCAACCAGCTTCTGTCACACCAAACGCCGGAACTGCAATAGTCGAGTAAATCGGCACAATGTTCACGCCGTCGTTCCACACCAAAGCATACTGACCGCTTGTCAGGTCAACGGCAAAGAAGTAGCCGAGACCAGTGTAACAGACGTACAAGCCAGTGTCAGGGTCTAAATCCGAATATGTCAGCGTCGCAAGCCACGTTCCGAGCGCATACGCCGTGTTGAAGTAGAACGTGGAGACGCTATCTCCGTCGCTAATGAGATAGTCGGGCTTTGCCACATTGACCGTGACAGGCGAATACGCCTTGCCAGTCGGCGCAGTGTATGTGCCGTTCGCCGTCACAGGCAATGGCTCTACGGTGACGGACGAACCGCCACCGCCGAGGATCTGCGCCATTATTAAAGCATTAGTATCTATCTTCATAGGTCACCTCGCAGTTTATGAAATGCAGTCAAATACAACGTCTTCGCTCATTGTGATTGTGATATAGTTGGAGCCTGTAGTTTGCGTTACGGTGTCAGGATCACAAACAAAATAGACGTAATTATCTCCAGTAACCGTCAGGTCGCTATCTTTCAAAACATCTAATGTGCAATCCCCAAACGTGTTTTCGTCGTACTCCTGCGTCTGCCCCTCACCATAGGCATCAGTGTAGGTGATTGTATAAGAGTCCGTGCCGAACTGCCCCGAATAATTTCTCACCGAAAAACTCACTGTTTCGCCCGGTTCAGGTGGTACAGGCGGTACAGGCGGTTCTTCACCTTTCCACTGGATCAGCCCGTCCGACCGCACAAACGCTACATCGAACGTCGATGTGATGATCATAGTTCCAGCGGCCAGTCCCGGATTCAGTTTTTTCGTCCATTCATTCGGTTCAAGCGCTGCAAACAGTGCCGCAGCCGTTTCCGGCACCTCTGTTTTTGTGTCTGCAAAGATCGTTGCGACTCCTTTGCTTACAGGATTTACATCCAATAATTGGATCATTTTTGATACCCCCTTATTTCTTATTCAAAAAACATGCTCGATTCCTGAGCTGTGACTGTGTAATCCGAAAACGACGACGAGCCAATGTATCCGCCAAAGAAGTCACCGTCTGATCCGATCCCTTCATATACAAGGTCTGATCCGCTCGCAGAGATCCCGTTAATGACCGCGACAACGCCGGAGTCATAGCACCCGCCTGAGGCCGTCATAGAGGCGGACGTGAATCCTGCAGCGCTCAGTGCCGATACGACGTCGGAAAGAGACTGCGGATCCCATGCCGTTTTTCTGTAAACACAGAACCGTATCGTCAGCACCTCTGGAGCTGAAGATTTTGATTCGATCTCGACGTCATACCGGTACCCGGTTCTTGCATATTCTTCCGTCGCCAGTTTTTTGCCGCCGGTGGAATCGTCATTCGCGCCAACATAAACGTTTCCTTTTACGAATACGTCGCCGGCAAACGAAACCCCAAACAGGTTTTTTCTGTCCTCTTCGCCGGTTCCGCCGCCGATCATGTGAATGCAAGAATTATTCTGTGCATTATACTTTCCTTCGACGTGCTGGTACTCAGCGCTTGCGGCCGTATGATACCCCTCTGCGTGAGACGCTCTGCTTTTTGCTTCACATAACTGTCCCGTTGCGCTGGAATACATTCCTTGTGCAGAATTGCCGCTGCCGATCGCAAGCGCTCCATGGCCGGCTTCATTGTTTTCTCCCGCCGCAAATGATCCACGGCCGTCTGCGATGTTATAAGAACCAATCGCCAATGCGCCGAGCTCATTTGCTTTATTGTTCTGGCCGATCGAAAAGGCTCCTACGCCTATCGGAGAATTGCCGGCGTCCGGTTTATCCGGGATCCAGAAGTAGTTATTTGCTCCTGAGAACGGATTGAATGCAGACGGCCACAGTCCTTTTTTCAGGACCGCCTCGACCGTGATCACTTTTCCGGTGATCGCAGTAATGGTCCCGAAGAAATCCCAAGAATATGTAGCCCGGCAAGAGATCCTGTCTCCCACTTCGGCCTGCCCGACGTTGTTTACGGTCAGATCAATGATCTTATCGTTCGGACCCATCTGCGTATTGCTGAAGAACATAAAGCCCATGCAGCCGGCCGTAGAATACTCCGTAGACGCAGATCCTGATCCGTATCCGTCGACAAATCTGGAATCGCCCTTGTCGCCCTTTACGTCTCCGAGATCAATTTTCCTCTGCATCTTCGGCCTCCGCGAAATAGTAATGGCTGTCGATCTTCAGGATAACGCCTAAAAGAGCGACGATAGCTGATGCGGTCGCAATCACCTGCACGTCATACCCCCAGCCCCAGATCTTCGCGAGCGCTCCGTAGCAAGCGGCCAGCGCCGGGATCACGATCTGGGCGATTCGCAAGATGTCAAACAGTTTTTTGCTCATAAAATTCTTCATCGTTTAATCTCCATTCTTTATATGGGAAATCTCGTTTTTTATTACTGCTATGTCCGTCTTGATCTCCGCTACCATTCCTGTTATGTCGCCAAACTTCTTTGCATAACCGTTATGCTCGTCAAGACGTTTCTCAACGAGCTCCATCCGGTATTCCAGAAGGGCGACCGTCTTGCGGTAAAGCAAGACAGCGCTCACGATTCCTGAGATCCCTGCGATCAGCGATCCGATCGCCACAATCATTTCTGCACTCATTTTTGTCTCCTTATAGCACCTCTTCGGCTCCAAACCAATTGAGGATCATGTTTACCAATCCGGCCACGTTCTTCGCAGGGATTCCAAGCGTCTGCGCCATATCCTTTGCGAGTTTCTTCCACTTCGCCGGCGTCATCTTTCCTTCGATGATAGCCGTGCCGGTACTTGCCATAGTATCGAGGAAGTCCTTAATCGCCGACTCAGATACTGAGGAGTATCCGTAATACCGGCCCTTAAACACCCACGACGACAGGATCTCCCAGAGATCAGATCCGAACGGGATGACGCCTGCGGCTCCGCCAAGAACGTCTTTTCCGAGGCCGCCGAGCACGGACAATACATTGACGTTTCCTTCCTTGTCTTTGTACTTGTCCCACTTGCCTCTTAGTGTGTTCCAGACTGCGGTCATTCCGGCAAACACGACCATCGATACAAATTGCGACGTCAGAGAGTTAAAAAGGTCCTTTTTCGCTCTTTTCAGTGCTTTCTCGGCGGATTCCCTTTCCGCGTCCGTTCCGTACTGTTTTGCCGCCAAATACTGCGTTTCCTTGGCCTTCAAATTCTCTACTGAATCGTAGATTATATTGAAGTTCTGGAACGGCTGCGTCTTGAACATCATCAGCGTCTGCACGAGGAAGTTGTCGCTCCGGAGATTTCCCGGACGCTGCATCGTCGTGTAATTCGGCTGCGTCTCCCAGATAACTCTATTGTAAACCTCTGCGACCGTTTCAAAGTAGGCATCTGTGCCTTTTTTCAGATCCGGAAACTCGTCCTGAACGTAAAACTCGCTGGCTTTCCATAATTTCCGCGTCGTCATTAGATCCATGAGCTGGATCCAGTTCAGGAACGGCGGAATATTGATTCCGCTGGCCTTAATGTCGCCGATCTCCTGAGTCGAGAACCCTCTCGAACGGTACCACTGAACAGGCGTATACTTCGCAATGTTGTCAAGATCCACCTTGCCAAACTGATCGAACCGCATTGCCTTAAGAACAGGCTTCCATCCGAGGACCGCAGCCGCAGTCGGATACGACGCGGCCTGCTTTAAGGCGACGCCGGCGTTCAGCATCAGCACGGATCCGGCGTAATTGCTGCGGACGCGGCGAAGCAGGCTCTCATAGATCGGCGTATCCTTCCCGCTCGTCTGGAGATTCCGCATAACCTGTCTCAGATACTCGATCGCGGGAGCGCCCCACTTTTTATTGATCTCGTGCAGGATGCTGTCTTCTGCGGCGTATACGGTTATGTCGCCTTTGAATCTTCCGATGTCAACGAAACTTCCGCTCGTCACGCCGAGAAGATTGTTCATGTTCCTGACAGGAATCGCGAGCCCGACGTATTTTGCAGTTTCCTTGATCGACCGGTTTACGACGTTCGTGATGTCATCCAGAACGATCGGGATCGTTGACGTCACACGCTGCTTTAAGGATCCCATTCCTTCGATCGTGCCATCGTGCTGAAGCCCGGAGAAGTCATTCCGTCTGAAGTCCTTATCAGTATGGATCGGGAAGTAATTATCTTCTGCGGCCAATTCAAAGCCCAAGAGCTTCACTGAAACGTCGTTGATCTCGTCCTGACTCATCCCCTGATAATAAGACTGTGCCGCATGGATAAACGCCAGCTCTTCTGCGGTCATCCCGTTCGCGATCTTCCGGATGTCAGCTCGCGTCAGACGGATCTTCGTTCCCTTTGAGTACGCGTCGTCGTACTGGCCGGATTTATACAGTTTCATGTCCGGTATCACGATTCCGCCGTACTGGATGTGCCGCATATTATCGTCGTTCAGCGAGTGCATATACAGCGACATTCTCATTGCAGGCGTGACCTTTACGCTAACCTTGCCTTTTCCGCCTACGCGCTCGCCGGCGATCTCGATCTGATCCGCATATTTGCCCTGCCACTTCCGCATGAGTTTCGCGTCCTCAGTCCACTTATCAAAGATCTTGGACGCTCGCATGATGTGGTCCTGCATCTTTGCTTCGCCGTTTGAAAGATCGTGGCCTGCAAGTACCATCGGATCGTTGTCGACATATCCGGTAATCCGATTGAAGTATCGTTCAGGCGACAGTGTTTCCAGAATAAAAGCATCATCGATATCCCGGATGAGGCCGGCCTTCGTGCCTTTCGTCTTTGAGATATCGTCCATCACCTGAGATGCCTGCCGGAACGTGTCACGCTTATCCTGAGCGTCGATCTGCTTATTCAGGTTATTGACCTCTGTTTCGATCGACAGAAGCACCTCAGTAAGAGACGCTACTTCGTCAGGAGTCAGTTCTGAGATGTGCTTCATCCTAAGCCGCTCGATATCCTTCTTTACGCGGTCCGGGAAAATGATCTCGTTGTGATCCCGGACGAAATCGTCCAGTGACCGGAGATCTTCCAGTTTCGCGCCGGTAAGACCGACAGAAAACGCGTCCAGATCTTTGATGTACTCGTCGACTCTCGCACGGTTCACAGGAGACAGTTTCTTGTTCCTTAAGCGCTTGACGATCCTTCTCAGTTTCTCGTTCGCGCTGATCCGATCCTTTTCTGCCATGTCTTGCAGCCGCTGAGCGCGGACCGCCATCTTCATGTTTTCCTTGTACTGCTTCTTCAGATGCTCGATCAGCCTGTCGTTCACTTTCTGATTCGCTTCTACGGCCGATTCCACTTTCTTCATTACAGACTGGCGCTCCGCCTCGATCCGTGCTTCCATCTTGTCAGCAAACGTAGGCGCGGTCTGCTTCAGGATACCGTTATACAGAGACTCCAGAAGATTCCGGTCTACATAATCGACCGCCTCGGCCATATCGTAATTCTGATACGGATTCTCATAGATCGCGTTCATGTCCTTAAGGACTTCGACCGCCTGCATCAGCTGATCAGCAGGATGCGTGATCTCGTCCGGGAACAATCCTTTGCCAAACTCCGACTGCAATTCGGACCATAGCGTATCCATCGGCTGGCCTTTATCAGAGATCGTCACATATCCGATGTTCGCTTTCCGCCAGTCGTTATAATCCGGGATGTCGTGTTTGTCCTGATCGGAGATCCGGATGCCCTTTTTAAGAGTCTGCCTTAGGCTCCTGTAATTTGCTTGATTCCCGTCTTCGACCGGCACGGATGCGTTCTTCACGATCTCGCCGGCAGCAGGAAGAAGCGCTTCGCGGATCTTGCCTTCCAGAACGTCTGGCTCCAGATTCTTACGTTCCTTAAAGAAGATCTCGCCGGCATTCTTGAGCGATGATTCTACGATATCAAGATTGATCTTGTTTCCGTACTCCTTTGTGATGCTGCGCACCCACTTCTTCATGCTTGCGTCAGTAAACGTGGCTCCGGATACCTTGAATTGCTTCTCGTATTCCTCGATCTGCTTCTTCATGATCGCATTCTCTCGGAGCGCGTCGATCAGCTGCCGGCGGAGATCCTGAAGATTGTTATAGGCTGTATCGTACTCAAGCGGTTCTCTTGAGAACAAAACCTCTTTTGCATAGTGTCCTTCTGGATTCTTTTTTTCTCCAAAATGTGCCAATACGTCATCTGATAAAATACTTTGATGCGTCTCCTTGACAATTTTGAGAAAATCTGCTACACTAATCGACGAAGGAACAGCGTTGAAGGAGGATTTAAGCCCCGGGGTTTGTTGCCCGTCCGCTGTTCCTTTTCTTATTCTTCCTCTTATTGCATGAGCAACATCCACTAATTCATAATCTATGAGGCGAGAGTTTCTTTCCTCTATTGTAGCAATAGCGATAACCTCTCTTCCTTTTTTGTCAAATGCATAACTCGCCGTTGCATAAGTTCCTTCAACGCCGGCCGCCTTATTTCTTAATGCGTTAATTGGAAGCGAGTTTTTAATCAACTCACCTGCTTTTGTCGCAATGCGAGAACCTGTAATAAGCGATCTCCCTTCGCCATTTAACCCATGGCTAAGAGTAGATGTGTATACAAATATCCTTTTTGCCGTGTAATTATTTATGACCGCTAATTCTCCGTTGGTTTTTTCGCCGACATTAGCAACATTCTTTAACCCTGCGTTAATAACTCCCTTTCTGTCAACTCTTCCATTTTTATAAATCTGGTCAATATCAGGAAGTTCAACTGTTGTAATCGGCGGAAGACTTGTAAGAAAATCATAACTATAAATCTCCTTATCTTTCGTCATTGATTTTCCTTTATACTTTTCTTGTGCTTCGGAATAATCAATCTCGCTGCTATACTTCACGCCTTTATGATTCTTCTTGTACTCCTTCACAAACTTCTGAGCCGCGACCTCATCGACCGGGAGACTTCTGTTTCCTTCGCCATTGTATTCGTTGAGCACACGACGCGCCTCTTCCATATTGAAGTTTGGCGTAACAAGCCGCTGCGGAGCACCGACGCCATTATTGTCGTACATTTTGAAATCGATCAGCAGTTTCCAATAACCGTCTGTGGATCCATCAGGCTGAAGCGACCACGATCCGTCTCCGTTATTGACCAAGAAGTTATCAAATTTCGGGATCCGCTTCTGCTCTTTGCAGATCTCCAGATACCGCTCTGCGTTTTCCTTCCCGGTCTTGCTGTAATCCCAGTAATCGATCGGATAGAGATTCCCTACCTTCTTCGGCAACGATTTGCCATTCAATTTTCTCTCGTTCTGGTATTTCTGGAAATCTTCATAACCTTTAAGACCGAGCGCCTCAAACTGGCTCTTCGACCATCCGGAGCGATGGAACGGAATAATGAAGTCGATCCTGTCATCAGCCATTGCGAGAAGGATGCTCTCCTTGTTTGCGCCAACAAGGATCGTGCCTACATTCTCAGAATACCTGTCGCGCAGTTTCATTGCGTCGTTGATATCCATTCCTTCCTTTGGATCAAAAACCAGTTTTCCATTTTCTGCTTTTCCGATAAGGCTGAGATTGATTTTTATTCCAGTATCGCCAAAGACCCATGCGAAATTCGGCACCTTCGTATATGCCTGAGAAGTAAGTCCCTTCGCCGACATATCAAGCACGGCCTGCATCATATCGATCAGATGTACCGTCTCAAAATCGGAGAATGACTGGACACGCAGCCCTCCGATCCGCTTGATCTTATCAATCGTTCCCTTTGTCAGCTTAAGGATATCTCCACGATATGCAGTTCTAAGTTCAACGATCTTCGGATTTGCCGTTCCTCTGGCTCTCATCCATGCAGTATACTGTTCATAAATGTCCGGATGATTCTTTCTAAGCGCTTCAAGGCCATCAGTGCTCGTCAGATCATTCATATTGACCTTTACTTTGCCCTTGTATTCCTCATTGAGCCAACGACCGGCATATTCGGAAAGCGTTTTTCTTCTGCTCTCTACATAGCAGATGCCGCACGGAACAGTGTCGCCCTCTTCTGCCATAACGCGCCTGATCTCGATCAGATCATCCGGAGTAAGGACCGTATTCGGAAGTAGCTCGACAATCCTATTAAAAGTTCCCTGATAAAGAAGCCGCTTTGCGCAGAGCGTGGACGCATCAAGCGTCTTAATATATTCGTCATTGTTCTTGAGCATGACCTGATTATCAGCTGCATCATAATCCAGACGATACACGTCAGCTCCAATCATTGCGGCAATAGAATTAACGTCATCGATCCACTTCTGTATTTCATCCTTGGTATATCCGGCCTTTGTCAGCGCTTTGGTAATCTTTCCCTTGTCTGTCGCAATCCACGTTTCACGGGAAAACTTCACGGCTGATCCGTCAACGATATCTACGCCTTCATCATTCAGCTCATTTACAATCTCTCGTGAGAAACGGACCGCCTTGCCCGGAGTCGTTTCCCATAGCGCCGCCGGGAGATTCTTCTTTGGATTCGTGGCAGTGATAAGTTTGCCTTGCCTCTTTACGTCCTCAAACCATTCTTCGATTTCAGAAACATACGCTTCTGTCTTTAGGTTGTTCTGGTATCCTGCGCTTGTTTCACGTCCTTTCCCGGATCCATCGCCTTCATAAACCATAAAGTATGCTTTCCCATCTGCCTTTATGGCCTTTGCCACTTCAAGGATCACGTTTGATCTCGCAGGTTGCTCTGCAATGACGTTAAGAACATTCGCACACGTCGCAGTATCAGCCTTCTTCCCGGATTTGAGGAAATCAATTACCTTCTGATTCGTCGCTTCGTCCCGGTTATACGGATCAAAGACCATATTAGTGACGCCCTGTTCAGCAAGATAATTCGTGGCAAGATCATATTTGCCGCCGCCGATATCGATATTCGTTTTACCGAACGTCACCTTCTTGTCGCGGAACAATGCAGGGATCTGCTTGATTGAAGTGCCTGCAGAGGAAATTTCCTGCTTGACAGAATTTTCTTTATCTGTTATTCTGTTTTTAGACAAGGGAACGGTTGGAGTTGATCCAATGTTGGCCCTTGTTATTTTTTGGGTAAGTTCTTCGTTTGCTTTCACAAAGCGTTTAGTATACGCTATTTTTTCTCCATTCTTTAGTTTGGCAATAGTGACATCCAAATCATATGCACTCGAATCATCCGCTATTGATACTCTCCGCGTATCAAATGATACGATCTCACTTGCAGCGTGTTCACCGTTTCGATCGAGTATATCCTTAGAGATAGCCTTCGACTCTTGAAAAACTTCAATGATGTTTCTATTGATTTCATCATTGAGCAGTTTCATGTTCAAAACATTTTTTGCAGCTGGATATCTTGTAAATAGTTCATGATACATCTGAACATTAGGTATCCCGTTTGCAATACGAATCGTTTCCCCATCATCAAATGTAATCGTGGTCCCTACAAGTGATCTAAAGGCTTCTCGAGGTGTCATTTCAGTTCCGTCACTACGAAGGAAAAGATTGCCATCAAGTTTAACGTATTGCGACCCGTCAGGAAGCGTCTCAGTGGAAAACTTTGTATGTGTTCCTTTCTTTGCCCCAATTTCAGGAATATCCGTCTCAACAGCTTCCCGATAAGACAGCGCATCATCTATAACGCCGTCTACCCATTCAACATATTCCTCGTACTCTGCGGCGGCGCTAAACACGTTCATCCCTGCATACATATCTGCAAGGATCTCTTCCATCAAATCTTCTTCTGTTAAACCGGGATATGCCTGTTTGTAAAGATCGAGAAGTTTCGTCGCGTTCTCGCTGCGGATCGCGCTCTTCAGTTCGTTCCACAGCTTGTCAACATTCTCGCTATGCACGGATTCGTCATTATTAGAAACGATTGCGTGCAGAATTTCGTGACGTGCCAATTCATTCGCGTCAAATTTTGGATGGTCAACGCGAATGTATGCAGTGTTTGTTCTTGGATCAAAAACGGCACGAAGTGCGCCTTTTGCCGTTTCAGTGGATAAGTTATCGCCTACGAAGTAAACGGTCTTAATGCCGTGCTTTTTCAGTGCTTCAGAGGCTCTTCTCATAGCGCTTGTAGGTTTGTCTACCCACAAACGCGCTTTTGTAGCTTCCGTTCCGTTAGGAATACGGAAATCTACCGCTGTAATTTCTTTTCCAGTTCTTTTTTGATCTCTGATCTCAGAGTCTTTAGCTCGGAATCGTTCACTCCCTGCTTCCGCAGTTCGTTTTGTTTCTCCGACCACTCTTTGGCCTTGCTTGCCGGCACTCTGCACAGCAACCCGTTCGCCGCTTCCATATAAAGCATCACTTCTTCTGCCATAATTTACCCCTTCTTGTGAATTGATAATATTATCCAACGCTTTGCGCGTATTGTCAATACTTGCCGATTCAGAAGCGATTTGAGCCTCGATCTGTCCTGACAGATATGCCGCTTCCTGCTCTTTCGTGTTCAATGCGCCTTCGTTTGCAACGGTCGTGATATCAGCGCCGTCCTTCCCGGACTGATAGAACGAATCATAATCAAAGAGATAACCGTCAAGATCCGAAGGAATTGTCCCGGTCATCTGGATCTGATTCGCAAGAAGCGCATCAAACGTATCAAGCATCACATGATTAGCCTCGCCGCGTGTAATGCTGTTCTGGATGAGGCCGCGAGCCGAATCAAGCATTGCTTTATCTGGAGCGGAAAGCGTTTCAAAAGCCTTCTTTGCGTTCGTTTTCGCAGGCTTTGCTTCCGGTTCCGGCTCAACAATGCCGCTTTCGGCTTCCACCTTCTCACGTGCGGCATTCTCTAATACATTTTCTTGTGCCGGCGCTGGAATATTCTGCGTAATTTTCTGTAATTCCTGAACAAGTTCCTCAAAATCAGCTTGTTCAACAGCAGAAATCAGTTCGCCTGTTTTCAGCCGGCTTCGCGTATTTGTGTTATTCAGTTCTCTTGCAAGTCGTCCGGCTTTCGTATTCGCGTCATACCGCATGCCCTCATCGATAAGGTCAGAGTAAAGAGTTCCATAATCGTCCTGAAGCAGCCTTGCGCCTGCATTATACTTCCCAAGTTTATCGAATCCAACTCCTGCGCCTGCCATGACTCCGCCGGAGATCGCTCCGCCTGCAAACGACAGCCCCATCTCCTTCGCTTTATTGCCCACTGCAAGGCCGAACGCTTCTTCCTGTGAATACCCTTGCCGCACATACTCATTGATATCATTCTGCCAGTCTGAAGCGTCCTGAGCAATGAGAACGTCAGAAACGGTATTGATCAAATCGGACGCGACCTCTTCTGATCCTTCCGCAAGTATATTCTTCAACACATACTTGAGAGCACCGTTTTTGAGATAGTCCGGATTCAGCAACGTTTCTAACGATACTTTTTCTGTAAAATACTCAGCCGCGCCTGCAATCGTTCCTATTGCAAACGCACGTCCGTCGTCGAGTCCTTCGTTCTTTGCTTCGATCAGGGCATCGGCAGCAGCACCCGTACTCATAATCGACAACGAAAGCACTTCTGCGATCTTTTGTGCAGCCGCACCTTCCGCTGCAGCGCCAAAGCCGCCTGAGATAAGCGTCGTATATAGGAAATCAGCCATACTCATGGCAGTCTGATAGCCAAACGAAGCCGCCTTTTTCCCGAAATCGCTCTCGATCCCTTTTTCGATCCTATCCGTAACGCTTGCGCGAAGGCTCGTGGGAAGATTGGAAAACAACTGCCACGGATCATTCGGATCAATCCGGTTCCCTGAAATCCTATCCAACGCGGATTTCGCATACGAAATTCCCTTTGCAGGTCCGAGCACTACAGACAATGCTGATGATGTGATTGGATCCAGCGTATCAATCTCTTCCCTGAGATTATTTGTAGACCGCTCGTTCAGAACCGGAACAAGACTGTCAAGATATCGCTTCAGCTCTTTCGGATTATTTGTGTTTGCGAGATAGTTTGCGACCGCCTTTTCCTCATCAGTCGCTTCTCGCATCTGTGAATTGGTCAGGTTTCTGGAAATTGATCCTGCATCAAGTCCGGGCTGTATTCCGCTCTGATAGGCATAAAAACCGTTTATATATTTTAACTTCTCGAAAGTATCACTGTATTCACTACCCCACGGATTGCTTGCATATTCGTTCTCTCCGAAAAGATCCGGACCCGTGGTGACAATCTTATCCTTAAATCGATAATCTGAGTTTTCCGCAAAATCGTTGCTCGACATTACGGACTGTTCATAATCCTGCAATGCCGCTTCTCGTTCTCTCTTCAGGAAATCCATATAAGCCGCTCTGTCATCGACAAACGCGGTTCCTTCTGTCCTCTCTTTCGAGTATCCACTGTCAATATCGTGCTGGATCTGCTCCAGTGTTCTTCCGGTATGCGGATCCATTTCTGCATACTCTCTTGTATTTGCAGAAAGAGCCGATCTGCGAGCATAAGCCAAGTATTCAAGCGCCTTATCCTTGCCCTCGGTTTCGTAAACGTAATTGTATTTCTTCCTGATATCTTCCGGGATATTATCGTACTGCTTCAGGCCGGCATAACTCTTATACTGATTCGCCTTGTCCTTGATCGTCTGATTGCCGTTTATGTAATCATACATAATATCAGACGAGTAGATCGTATCGGAGTCTGAACGTACCCATTCGCCGTTCTTCTTATAGAGACGCACCTGATCTTCTTCAGGAATAGGCGTCTCTTTGGATTTATACTGGCTCTTTTCTTCAAAATCGGCGTTTTTGTCGATCGTATCCCATTTGCGCTGATCGAGAAGTTTATTATACCCTGCCTCGTCAGTGAACCGCGAATTGTAAGCGCTAAGCGCATCAATGGATTTGCCCTGCTCTTCAAGCCCCGTTTTGACGCTTGCAAGCCATCTTAACGTATCGTCGACATTTTCATAGGCATCGCGGTTCCGATTGAAATAATCGGCATATTTCGCGGCCTGAGCGGCATATTCTGACCTCGTTCTGGCATTACTCGAACGATAAGCATCAAGGCTCGCCTGATCCTGATACGAGCCTGCTCTGCTGTTATAGTCATTGTCCCAATTTGTGAAGTAGTCTGAGACGCCTTTTTGCCAGTCGCCAAAGGAAGAAAGCGTTATGTCACGTTCCTCTTGCTGTTTCCGTACTTTTTCCTCTGCGTAAGCGTCAAGCGAAAAGCCCTGTTTCTTTTTTGCATATTCGTCAAGTGAAAAGGCCATTGTCTGCTCCTGTTAAAAAGGTTAGAACTTATTGAAGATTCTTTTCTTCAAGGTATTGTAGGTCGTGCTGCTGATCTTCCCGCTCTTATACTGATCGTCAAGCCATTTAGACGCTTCCGCCGGAGACCTTCTGTTTATCATGTCAAGCGCATTGTCAAACTCTGTTCCTTTTTCTGCCCTTTCAATAGCAGCAGAATAAGCGTCTCTCGCAGCCTTGGTCTTCTGCATCTCTGTTGTAAGGTATTCAGGATCTCGATAACTATACCATTTCTCCAACGCCTCATCAGCGGTTATGACATTCTGCTCAACAAGTTCTTCGAGCCGTTTCTTGTATGCGTCAGCGTCTGCCGTAGAAGCATCTGTAGCTGCGGACTCAAGATCCGCCTTGTACTTATTCAGCTCCGCATTGTACCGCTGATTATACGCGCTCTGCGCCGCACTCTGAAGCCGCGCCCAGTCGTTGTACCGCATCTGCTCGTCGTTCTGCCAGCGGTTATATGCCGTCTCATCAAGCCCGGTATACATATTCAGATTGTTCATGGCTTTCTGATATGCTAACTGTTCCAGTTCAGGAACCTTTGACGCCAGATCTGCCATGTAGTTATTGTATTGCTGCTGTGCGGCCGCTGCAGCATACGAGCTCGCGACGCCGCCGGTCCTCGTGGCCTGACGCGCAAGCGTGTCCTCGTAAGCATTCGCTCCATTCCTCATATACTGCTGAGCATAGGCACGGTAACTTACATCGTTCTTCGGATCATAATTCCAGTTTGCGATCCTATCGGACGCTGCCTTGATGAGATCCGCGTACTCGCTGTTGTACTGTCCGCGCTGGAATGCAGAAGGCGCCCAATTATAGGCCGGATATTCAAGCGATTCCGTGACTTTTGCCCTCGCCGGAGCCACGTTTTCCGGCCTCGCACTTCCGCCGAGATCGACCATCGGCGTAATTGCATTCCCCGGGACGAAACCGCCGCCCGAGCCTCTCGCATCATCAGTCAACGAATCTCTAATATCTTTTTTGCTCATTATATATTCCCCCTATTATGTAGATGAAGTGATACCGATAACCAGATAGTACAGACAGAACGACGAGGACGCTCCTCCTGTTCCGTTCCTCATAGCCAGATAGCAGCAGGTATATTCATTCGGATCTGCGCCTGTAGGCACGTAAGTACCGGTTCCGTCTCCGATTTTCTTCGAGCTCGAAACGAATATAGACTTCGCATTGCTCGCTTCTCCGGAATATGGGCTCACGTACTCGCCGAGGATCGACGTGAACGGGATCCCGTGATGGATTGCGTTTGTACGCACGTAGTACAGATCTGAACTGGCCCACTGCGTCCAGCTCGTCGGGCTGAATGTCTTTAAGCACGTGGCCATCGTGTATCCGTTCGGGAGCCGGAATAGCGTCCACGTGTCTCCGTCGTCGTCCGTCTTCGTCGTCTGCGTGATATCCGTCTTCATGACGGCGTCAGTAATGTTCGCCTTTAATGCGAGCGCCGCGTTAACGTCAGAAGTATCTGCCTTGCCGGAAATTGCGGTCGACATCTGATTGTATTCACTGTTCAGTGTGCCGATCGAGATCTCGTCCTTCGCCAGCCGGTTTGCTATATCCGCCAAGCTCGTGCCGCCGTTCAGTTTGAGAAGCACCTGAATCGCCCACTCGATCTGCTCCTTCATGTATCGGATATAAACATCGAGCTGATCGACAGCCTTTTTCAGATCGTCCTTGTCCAGTTCGTCAAGATTTCTTTGAAATACACGATCCATTATCTCGCGCTCCCAATTCTGTATTCCCGCTCCATGTTGAGAAGCGTGAACGGTCCTTTGCCAGACAGTCTCAATTCATATTTATCGCACCGGCCGATCGGAACCGGAATGACCGTAAGACCGCCGGTTCCTACGATCTTTGTCACTTCCTTCCAAAGACCGCCGTCTTCCTTGATTTCTATTTTCAAATTGGCGCCTGCGCCAAGCTCTGTCCTCAAATATAGTTTCGCGTATCTCTTCCGGCCGAATGAAACGGATGTCTTGTTATTGGATCCGGTCACTGTTTCATAGATCGGTTTGAAAGTCATTGAGAAGTCGACGGCTTCCGTACCGCTGTTTTCAGTCAGGACGTGGCCGTTATCATCCAAAAGATAAACAGTCTCTCCGGAAAGAGCCGTTGAGATCGCTCGTAAATCGTCTTCGATGAGCCAAAGCCCGGAGCGCATGTGATACGTCAAAAACAGGGCCTTATCGCCGTCATACGCTGACAGGTAATAGTGTTCACCGTCGTGGCCTGCAACGGCGTCTACAAGCCTTTTTTCGCCGAATACAGACGATATGAGAGACGCCGTGCCGCCGTTATATACATAAACGCCGTTCAACCCCACATAGATCAGCGTTTCACCTATGTTCTGGACGCTTCTGTAGCAGCCGTCTTTGATCCCTTCCATCTGATAATTGTTTGTCTGGAACTCCGCTGCATAAGAGCCGAGGACCTTTAAGATCGAATGCTCCTTGAAGAAGACGACCGATCCGCTCATTGCTGCACATCCTGTAAAATCGCCTTCCGTCGCCACGTCCAGCTGCCAGCTGTCGTTTGCATTCCCGGAGAAATCCCAGAAGTTTGTGGGATCATCGATTCTGGAGCAATAAATGGTCCTCGTATCATTCGAGCAGCCCCACAAACGGTTATCGTGCTCACAAATATAGTCAAGATCCGGTACGGACCGCGTGATCTCGATCTCTCCGGACGTCGTTTCGTCTTCCATCGTGTTATCTTCGACCACGATCGTCGCTGACGTGACGGATTTAATCGTTTTATAGCCGTTGTTTGCCGGGGTCGTGAACCCGTCAAGTTGTATGACGTCGCCGACCGCGAACTTTGCGGTCAGATCGTCAACCCAGTCGATAGTAATCGTGCATTCAAGAATAGGCTCATCAGGTTCCCCGATGTCCGTCACCGTCACAGTCGCGCCATCTCCGGAAGATTCCGCCGCCATGTCGTACGGCGTCATCGTGTCCTGATCCAGATATACATATTTCTTGTCCGGGAAGATCACGAGCTTCTTATACATCGTGACGAACTGCTTCGGTCCTGCTGTCAGCGTAAGGCCGGCTATTTCTTCCGCGTCCTTATACAGTTTCCCGTTCCGTACGGTCCACAGCCCATCCCACGCGTAAATTGCGGAAACGTTCTCGTAGTACAGATCCGTTCTCGCCTTTTTCGTCGCAATGTACGGATACCGCCGCGCAGAGATCATTCTGGAGTCTGATAACTGACCTTCTTTGTAGTTATCAGAGAAGTTGATCCCTAAGAGCTCGGTTTCGACCGCCTGTCGTGCGCTCGTATTGTAAGGAAGTTTCGGAAACATTACACCCTCACATATTTCTTCTCAGGATTGCCGAAGTTTCTGTACCACCATTGCTTTGCCTCGGCAGTCGCCTGATTTGCTGTGACGGAATCGTTTGCGTACAATTCCGTTTCCTCGTTTGCCAGATCGATCTTCGCCATCAGATGCAGCGCATAGATGTCGTCTTTCGGAAACGGCATCAGAAGATCCTGATCCTCAGGCCACATGCACTCCGGGATGTCTACGTGCATCAGCTCTGCGATCTCCACTTCAAGCCCCATTACCCAGTGCGCTTTTATTTCCTCGTAAACCGTGTTCGGCCTAAGGAAGTCCGCCTTTTTAATCGCTTCTTTCAGTGTCATGTCTTCACCATCCAATAACATAAGTGACCTTGTAGATCGTCGTGCCGCCGCTCGTGATCTTTTCGACCGGAACATATATCACCTTTTTATTCGGATGAATATTGTCCGGCCGCTCGCAGAACGATGCGCATTGCCATTGTCCGAGATTGCCGTCTACGACGTACCCGGAACCGTCTGCGACGCCCTTATACGACAGGTCCTTGATGAATCCGAGCCTAAACCACTGCTTTCCGTCAGTGAGGCCCCAGTATGCAGGCGCTTCCCAGATGAGGAACTTCGCGTCTTCCGCGTCTTCCGGCAGCTCCACTTTATAACTCTTCATCACGGTCCCGGCGACCGTCGTAGGCGCCGTGTAATACCCATAGGTATGATCCACGACGTCTGCAGCGTTGATCACCTTGCCAACCTCAAAAGCATAATTCTGGCTCGCAGCCGCCTCATAAGTCCCGGTCACTTCAAATACATTTGATGATCCGTTATTTACCGAGACCGTCACGTCCTTCTTGATGTTCGCTGCATTCAGGTTGGATGCAGTGAGCGCCTTGATGATCTGAGCCCCGGTCAGATACTGATTCGCTGCGATCGTTTGATCCTGAAGCCCTGCATAGAACGTTTCAGCCGCCTTTGTGCTGGTCACGTTCTTTACGGTTCCGGTCCCATAATGATTGCCGGCCGGGATCGTGTACGTTCCGTTCACCGGAAGGGCGATTTCCGTTGGAGTGACGACCGGCATCGTCCCATTCACTGGAACGCCTGACGCATTGACAAACGTCTTTCCGATCTTTACGTCGCCTGCCTCTGCAGTGACTCCGGAAACGTCCACGCCGGTTATGGATGCGATCTTGTCCGGGAACTCAGAAGGAGTCATAGCGCTCTGATCCGTGATCTTTGTTCTGATCGCGTCAGCAATATCCTGAAACAAACTCGCGAGACTCATCAGTATTCATCCTCCATCACGGCCATAAACAGATCATACACGGCCTTTGCGCTCGCCGCCTCGTCGTCCGTTGACAGTGAGCTGATCGTGCCTGAGATCGCGATCGTGTTTCCCGGATCGCCCTTGTCGCCTTTTGCTCCCTTTATGGAGCCCAAATCAATGTCTACCATTTCTTACTCCAGTGTCATGATCAAATGACCGTCACTATTGATCTCAAACGTAGGATTGTCTTCCGACGTATCTGCATATACGACGTGCAGATGGCTGTTTTCGTCTACATAAAAGCCATAGTATGATCCAGCCTGTACCGAAACGCCCGGAGTGCCTCTGGGGATCCCGAAATTCAGGTTGTATACGCCCTGTGACTCCGTTTTCTCGACGCTCGCGGGCTGATCGAAGTTTTTCGTCTCAGCGGATACGGTCATATCGATGACCGCCTGCGCGATTTCGCCGTAATGTTCGGCCGTTTCCGCTGCATTTGACGCGGTTTCTGCGGCCGCAACAGCCGTTTCCGCAGCTTCTGACGCAGTTTCTGCGCTCTCAGCGGCTTCGACGATCGTCGCTTTGATCCCTTCGATCTCCGCCTGCAGCTGTGCCGCAAGCGTAGGCGTTATGTCAGATACGATCTCCGCAGTGCTGTTCCAGAGCGAATCCTTGATCTCAAACTCGCCGTAAACAGTCATCGTCGCGCTCGTCTCCACCTGATCAACGACCGTCACGCCTTTTACCGTCACGATCATCTTCCCGGAAAACGTCTTTGCCTTCGCCGGGATCGGCACGTCGTACGTTTCAGTCTCTCCATCAACGAGCAGATCCGTCGTAAGCATTACGACGACCGCGTTTTCGTGATATGCGTCCAGAAACTCTACGGTTTTCGCGAGCCCTTCCCACATCTCTCCGAATTTCATTCTTAAGATCACGTCGTCGTGACTACCCGTTGCGCCTGCAAATACTTTGTCGCCTCGGATCCATTCATTATCGATCGATAATTCAACGATTCTGCTCATTGTTTACCTCTTAATCCAGACGTCTCTCCACGTTGTCGTGGTAATTCTGCTCTTCGCTCATAATGAGTTCCGCCGTGGCCTGATCCTGTTCCAAGGATTGGCGAATGATTTCTGCAACGGCCCACGGTACCTCTACTTCAACGCCGC